TAATGGGATTGGAAGGTGTGTAACTCGGTCCAAGTCCCCATCCAGTAGAGGTTGATGTTCCTCCAGCGACGGTTCCAACAGTTGGGGTTCCGATTCCAGCAGCCTGAGCCGAAAGACCAATGCTGAGACCTTGCGTGGCCCCATTCAGAATGCTCGATACATAGTTAACGCTTTGATATGGAGGAAGCGGAGCTGGGTATCCGTTGTTGATGATTGACTGCCCACGGGCGTAAATAGCTGAAGCTTCACGATTCAACTGAGCCGTATAGCTCGTGATGTTCCGCCTCGCAGCAGATGAGTAGTTCAACACTTCCCGTTCAAATTGGTCATGGACCAGCTGAACAGTCCGCCCTTCAATCCCCGTCTCAGCTTGTGATGCGGTGTATGCAGAAGAAGCGGCACGAGCATCAAGACTAATGTTCTGGAGTTGTTGCTTTTGAGCTGCAACAGTTTCAATCTGTTGAGCCATAAGCGCATCAGTCTGAAGACCAACATCTCGTTGAACCGCTTCTACAGTCTGACGGTAATTCTCGTCAGCAGCTTGGCCTTGACTTCGCAAATATTTATTTTGCTGCGAAGCTGCTGAAGCGGAAGAAGCTACAGATGCCGCAGTAGAAGCTGCTGCAACAGCGATGCCAATAGCCATTGGATTACACATTGTTGATCCTCACAAAGTGGTAGAAAGTCCTACCTTCGTGTCCGTAGTTATGGAGCTCGTTGATGAATTGGAACCCGAGCCACTGAAGCCACTTGATGTGGACAGCGTTTCGAGAGTCGATGTTGTTGTACAAGACGGGATATTCGGTGTGGAAGTTACGAACCCACCCCTTGGACTTCCTTAGAAACTCCATGGAGTGCAGCTTGATCTCGTCAGATCCGAGAAACCACACCTGCCCAACAGAAGGGTTCAAGGCCATGGAGACCACACCAAACATCGCCAGAGGCTCGTAGACGGCTTCTGGGCGGATGATGGTGTAACAGTGACTGGACTGCTCAAAGCCCCTTAGAAGGGCTAGGTGAGGCATTACGCCCGATGCAGCCTGTATCTCATCGAGATCAGCCTGTCTCAGGTTCCTAGAAAGTGCAAGACAATCGCTCTGGTGGCTCACTCTGGTGTCGATCATGCAAACCTCTGTGCGCGGTCGGTGTAGTCAGCTTCGACCTCCGCACTGATGATTTTACACGGCAACGGTGAATCGTTCAGGATCTTGATCGTTGTTTCGGTGTTCTTGCCGTAGACAGGGAACCGGAACGAGCCACGATCAAGGTAGATCTGGTTCAGCACTGAAGAGCCGACGATGTTTCCTGTGTAGACGTACTCGTACTGAGTCTGATCGACACCCACAGTGACTTGAATCTTGAAGAACGAGGTGTCTTCGTACAGCAAGTTCATGTGCTTCAGTTGGTAGCGTCCAGTCTGCAATGCAGCGGTTCCACCCAGTGATCGAGATGGAAGCCACAAGTTTGAGAATTGGAAGATCATCTCATACTTGTAACCAATCCAGACTGGAGTCGTGCTGTAATTGCCCACGGCCACGACGGTTCCTGCGGTGTCTGTATTTGCGTTGTACGAGGTTCCGGAAGAAGCCAGAATCCGTAGACCATTCGTGGTGTAGATCTGACTCAGCGTTGAGTTGTAAGAGTACGGCTTTGGAAGATTCCAAGTCGTGAGTCCAGTTCCGCTGTTGTATGTGCCAGTACCAGAAGCAAAGTACTGACGAGCATCTAGATGCGTAAGCCAGTTGACACCAGCGACGATGTCCGCATCTGTCTGGTCAACTCCGAATCGAATGCGTTCCAGTACTGGATTCTTTGCGGTGTTACGCAGAGTCAGCAGATACAGGTACGAGTCCACGAACTCAGCCCAGATCACCTTAGCCTTCCCACCAGTCGCCACATCAGGGAAGGTGAACTTGAACCAAGCGTTCTGTAGCGACTGCTCTGAAGTGCGGAGATACTTGTATAGATATAGATCTCCACCGCTCACCGCAGCCATCATGTCTTCTTGAGTTGTCGAAGCGATGGTCACAGGCTTGCCGAAGATGTATTTCGGAACAAGATCGCTAATTGAGTTCACGACATATGAGCCATCGATGTTTGGCTGTGGTACGAGCTCACGGATGCCCGCATACCCACCACCACGGTTGTATGGGAAGAAGACAGACAAGCCGGAGGAAACAGGCTGGATGTCTGCATACGACTCGTAGTCACCGATGGGAAGCAGCGAGACGCTCTTGGGACTCAGGATCTCTCCGCCACGAAGAACAAGCTGAGTAGACTCTGTGAACAGAAGAAGCTCTGTGTTGAAGACAACACCGGACTTCATGGTGCTGATCTTCTGACTACTGCTGGAGATGTCGATTGGATCTGAGTCAGGAAGATCGAGAGTCGTGGTGCGCCAGAAGTTGAAGAACTCTGAAGCCTCACTCAGGATGATGTTCTCACCACTCAAGAAACCAAGACGGTTCTTGAACAACACCATGTTGGTGATGCGATCTCCCACAAAGGTAGGATCGCTGTTTGTTTCAAGATCTCCTGCTTCACGATCTCCCCACTTGAAGCTTGTGTAGGTAACACCCGCCGGAACATTACTTGCGGGAGTAGTTCCATCTGCCTTCTTGAACATGAATGACCCGTCGCTCTGACGAATCAAGATGTGAGGCATCGTTCCGTAGTTGAACTTGTACTTGATTGCTGGGGCAATGGTCTCACGCCAGATGCCCTTGGAGAATGTTTCGTTTTCAGCCTCGAACTTCACATAGTAATCATCGATGCCAGACTCAGGAGCCCCAATAACTCGAACGACGTAGTTATGCGGTGCGGCGTATGGAAGATCTTCAAACCGCTGAATCTGGTCACGGATAAGCACTGCACCCTGTCCACCGAAATCGTCTTCGACAGATATGGTGAAGTTTGTCGCTCTGGTGATCTTCAGAACACCATCGACGGCAACAGCAGTGTAGTTGTTGGATCCGTTAATCAATGCCGCCAAAGCGTTTGCGACATGGTCAGTTCCAATCTCATTGTTGGATGACTGAGTATGAGGACTCGTATGGACGTAAGTAACAGTCCCGTTTCCAGCAGCGTTTGTAAGAGTTACTGAAGTTTCTCTCGCGTAGTTGTCTTGCTTGATGTACACCAGAGCAATCTGGTTGTAGTCGATGCTCGTTGTTGTGGCCGCATCCATTGCAACCACTGTCGAGTTGTTGTTGCTGGCTGTGTTCACAATGAAAGTGACATCTGCAATGGTCAAAGCCTTGATGGTGTCTCGTGTTCCACCAGTCAGGTAGTTTTTGGCCCCAGTGTCGTAGTAGACATTCTGGCGAGTGCCATCAAGGTTGTAGACGAAGATCTCATCTGGGTGAATCAAGCAGATGTACTTCTCGTTGACATCTCGGATGATCAGGTGGGGCTTTGCATCAGACTCGCTGACAAGAGCAAGAATCGCGTTGTCAGTTTGCTTGCGAAACTCCACAATCTTTGACGCTGGAGGACGCTTGATAAGCCCTTCGATTGGACTGGGGAAAGCGTTCTCCATCACCTCGCATTGATTGCTGTCGCGCACAGCAGGAGACTGCTGGCTGACTCCTCCGATGAGGTTTGGGATCGACTGAGTAATCAGGGGCATCAGTAAGTCCTGTAGGAGGCGTTTCGCATGATGACGCTGGCAGTCGAGTACTCATCAAAGATTGAGTAGTCGGCAGTGTCCATTTCGTACTCGCGCATCTTTCCGAGAGCCATGACTTCATCTTGAATGTTGAAGACGTGGTGCTTCTCCGAGCCAACCATGCGATCCATGAAGATTCGGGAAGCACGGATCATGATGTACCTACGGGCTGGCTCCGGCATCTCCTCGAAGTCAAGCATGACGATGCGAGTGACCTCGATGGGGCTGGAGAAGACATACGAGTTCGTAGCCTTGTTGTACAGCCTGTTTCCCCGCGTGACGATGTCAAGACCTTCGATCAGATCCGTATCTACCCGAGCAACATTCTCGGAGACATACAGAAATCCAGAAGAATCTGGGGTCATCGTCACCTTGTACTCGATGTTGAAGTGCCAGCCATACGACTGAACTTCACGGCTGACCTCGTTCAGGATCTGCACGGCGATCAGAGAATCGGCCCGCTGCGAGCTCAGGGAGTTCACAGGAGGCTCTCCGATTGTGGACAGCATCGTGTTGATGGCTTCAAGTTGGCTGGTCTTCGTGAGCATGAGTACCTCGATAAATGGGCGGTAGGCTCCAAGAGGAACCTACCGCCCTTGTGTTGTGCGTTCAGCCGTTAGGCTGAGGAT